CTAAAGTTACGCTTGCCCTTCGTCATGGCTTGGCCTCCAGTTCCACGCAGTACACCAGCGGATCAGCTTTAGTGTCCGGCCCCACCTGCTCGAACCGCTTCCACTCCCTCACGGTCACAGGGCCGTAGCCCCGCAGCATCTCGACCATTTCCCTGGGCGTGTACTCCGCGACGTGGCAGGGGTTTTCCGGGGGCTGCGGCTTGCCCTCGCCGTTGGGAGTGCTGATCCATAGCCTGCGGGTCGCTGCCCCCCGTAGGTTGTCCAGGCACCGTCGCGGGTCCAGGGCGTGCTCGATGGCCTCGACGCACACGACGTCGTCCCACGTGTGTTTGCCGTCCCACGGCTGGGAAAAGTCCCACCGGCGGAACGCTATGTGCGGGTAGATCTGGTTGGCGAAATCGACGTTGCGCTGGTTCTTGTCGGTCCCCGCCGCGTAGTGGGCCGACATAGCCATATGAGCCGTGCCTACGCCCGAGCCGCAGCCCGCGTCGAGCACGTCCCACCCGGTCACAGCCTCGGTCAGGTGCTTGTAGATCCCCCGCTGCTGGGGGAACATCGCCTGCCCGTAGCGGTTGAACGTGTCAAGTAGGTCGGTCGCCCGGTCCTGGGCCACCTCCGTCCGCCTATAGCCCCGCACGCCCGCGTCGTAAGAGCCCTTTCCCTGTGTGCAATCCCGCTTCCAAGCCGCGAGCTTGGCCGGGTCCGCGTACAGTTCGGCCCGCCACTCACGTTGGCCCCCTATCCCGGCGAAGGTGTCCCATATGCTGCCGCAATCGATGAACCAGCTGTCCGGTATTTCGTCGTGGAGCTTGTCAATGATCACGGCGGCGGATAGCCCGGCGCTGACCAGGTATACCCCCGGCTTGCCCCACTTCTTAGCCCTGGCGACGGCCCGCTCGATACCCCCCGGCTCCAGGTGCAGGTTGGGGGAGCTGACTCCGATGAAGTGGTTCTCGAACGGCAGGCGGCCGTCCAGGGCCTCGTTGCCGATCACTACCACCGGCATGGACCGCAATTGCTTGATGAACGGGTAGAGGTCCCCGGCCCTCGCCAGGTCGTCCGTCAGCATGTCCCGCTCCAGGGCCTCCAGCCTCAGCCCCTGTGAGCCGAGGAACCAGTCCAGCTGCCCGTCGGAGAACCACGGCAGCTCGAACAGGCACCGTGGCACCGCGATATTGAACTTTCCCCTCTGACCAACTAAGTCCACGCGGCGGCGCAGGAGGACGTCGAGCAGCCTCTGGCCGTAGTGCATAGAGAGGACTTGGCCGAACCCCGTGGTCTCCCCCTCGCGCGTACCCGTGACGCAATGCCACTCCGCGTCGCTGTAGCCAGCGATGGAGAAGTGCCGCCCCTCCCGCATCCAGCCCACCAACGTGCCTATCGACTCGTTTATGATCTTCATGACGCCAGCACCTCCAGGTATTTGGGAGCGAGAGCCGCCCACGATATCGACCTCGCCCACTCCACCGCACTCCGCGAGTAGTCGCTGATGTCCCGGCCGAACCACTCGTCCATCTTGGCGGCGATGGCCCTGGGCGAGACGATGGCCTCGTCGATCTCGGGGAACCTATCGGCCACGCGGGTCTTGCGATACTCCCCAACCGGGATTAGTGGATTAGCTCCTCCAAACCAAGTGGGATTACCGCTACCGTTCGGCAGCCACGTGTTCATCGGGTACCTGTCCGTGTTCATCACCAACATGCCGCTGGCACGGGCTTCCTGGAGCGGGAGGGAGCAACCGTTCCAGCGCTGGGCTCCCACGGCCACGTCCCCCGAACCGTACAGGTCATAATATGGCACCGTCGCCGGCAGGTACTCGATCCGGCCGTCGTAGGCGGCCTTGCGCTGGGCCTCGGGCGACACGTTCTCCTGCACGCGGATGGTCAGCTTGAGCGGGCTGCGGACGTACTGCATGGCGTTGATTAGGTTCTCCGTCCCCTCCCGCCCGCGCACGCCCAGGTAGCCGCCGTTGTGGACGTAGTGCAGTGCCCGCTCCCGTAGCCGCCACGGGTACTCGACCGGCAGCGGCAGGAACACCCCCTCGGGGAAGTAGTCCAGGTCGAGCAGGCTGGGGCAGATGTACCTCGTGGGCGGGGGCGAGCCGACTGGGTAGCACTCGTACATCGTCACCAGGTAGGTCCGTACGCCGTTGTCGTGGCAGAACGGCAGTATGGGCCACCAGAACGGGGTCTCGAAGAACAACATGGCGTCCATCCCGGCGACGAACTCCATCAGCTCGGCTCGGTGGGCCTCTATCCCCCGCAGCGGCACGGCCGGGGCTCCGGGATACCAGTCCTCGTTGGTAGGCACCCCCGGATGGCGTACCACCAAGACGTCCGTGACTACACCGTGCAGGTAGAAGTCCCGGCACAGGTGCCCCAGCCCCCGGCTCGTGGCGTAGCAGATTGAACCTACTCGCATTCCTTTATCCACCCTTTCGCGGAGGCCAACTTCTCCAACCGCTCCACCGCCGCCAGAGCCTCCTCGGGGGACCTGGAAAACAATATTTCCCTACGGACCTTGACGCAAGCCTGCTTCAGGCCGTTCCTGAACTTGGCCCTCTCCTTTTCCCTCTTCTTGTCGTAAGCCTCGATGACCTTCCGGGCCTGCCGAATATCGTCGGGGTCATCGTCATAGTCGTCGTCATCCCAGCCCTCGCAACTGAGCTCCCTGAGGCGGGCCAGCAGCAACTCTTTCTGCTGCCTGCCGCTAATCGTGTTGATCCAATTCCCAAACCCCGGTTCGTAACCAGCCTTGCTCACGGTAATAGCCATGTTTCTGCTCCTTACAGGGTGTACTCTTTCTCCGCGACCAGTTGCTTGACCAGCGCCAGAGCGTCGAACACCGGCTCCCAGCCCAGGGCGGCTCGGGCCTTAGACGCATCACCGATGTACTCCGGCGAGGCCGGGTAGTCCACCTGCCTAACGCGGCTGGACAAGGCTACCCCCGCCATTACCAGCGCTTCGGCCGCCAGGTGCCGAATCGTGTAGGGCTTGCCCGTCGCTATGACGTAGTCGTCCGGCCGGTCCTGCTGGAGCATCCGCCACGCGGCCCAGGCGTACTCGGCCGCAAAGCCGATGTCCACGCGGGCGTCTAGGTTGCCCAGCTCCAGCATCTCCTGCTGCCCTCTGGCGATGCGAACGGCTGCCCCCGCGATCTTGCTGAGTAGATAGTCCTCGCTGCGCCGGGGCGAGTCGTGGTTGAACATGATCCCGCAGGAGACCCAACTATGTTCGAAAAACCTGTGCCACTGGCACGTCTTGAGGGCCTCGGCCTTGGCCTTGGCGTAGGGGCTCTTGGGGTCCAGCGGGGTGCTCTCGTCCTGCATCGGCGGGGCGTCCCCGAACATCGTGGCCGAGCACGGCTGGAATACCCTAGCATTCGGGGCATAGTTATTGACCGCCCACAGCAGACTGTTTACTGCCGTGTGCGTAACCTCCCACTGGTAGTCGGGGGCCGCGAACGACCACGCGACGTTGTCCTGGTCGGCCATGTTGTAGACTTCGTCCGGCTGAATATCGTCCACCAGCCGGTTGAGGCATCCCGCGTCCAGCACGTCGCCCCGGTGCAGCGTGATGGTCGGCAGGATTCGCTCGATCCGCCGCAGGTTGCCCGTGGACGTGTGCCGGTGCAGGCCGTGGACGGCGTAGCCCTTGGCCAGTAGCAGCTCCGCTAGGTAACTGCCATCCTGCCCGCCGACGCCGAGGATAAGAGCTGTCTTGCTCATTTCTGGTTCTTCCATCTCGACCAGTAGACCAGCAGCAGCACGGTTGACGCCGCCGCACTAAGGACCCACAAGACGCTAACTAGGACGTTCATGCTAGGTTCAGCTTGCCCACCACCTTGAACTCGGGGAGTGGGACCAGAAACATACCGCCGCCCGTCAGCCAGTCCCGCTCCCGCTCGACGAACTCCGTCAGGAAAGCGTAGGGCAGCACCAAGGCGTAGTCGGGCTTGGCCTCCCTGAACTCCGCCTCGCTCTTGATCGGGATGCCCGTGCCCACCGTGAACCGCCCCCACTTCTCCGGGCTGCGGTCAGCGGCGGCGGAGATCAGCCCATCATCCAAACCGTACCACTGGAGAATGACGTTGCCCTTGGTGCTCGCCCCGTACACCCAGACCTTCTTGCCCCTAGCCACCTCCTTGCGGATGAACTCGACGCAGCGGTCGCGGTTAGAAAGCAATAGACGTAACCACCGCCGATAGGTGACAGGGTTGTCTAGCTCTAGCTTGATCTCTTCCGAGAACGCTTGCACCACCCGCTTGCTGGCGTCGGTTCCGCACGGTACGAACCGCGACCCCTTGTGGCAGCAGTAGACCCGGTAGCTACCGCCGTTGACGTCGTTCTCCTCGACGTCGAAGATACCGAGGCCGTGAACGTCGAGCAGGACCGTCAGCGACCTGAGGCTGTAGAACTCCAGGTGCTCGTGGGCGAAGTTGCCGACGTCGCCCGCCTCCAGCGTCTGCTTGAGGCACATCAACTGGGCGATGAACACCCCGTCCGGGGCCAGCACCTTAGCCACGCTCGCGATGAACTGATTGGGGTCCTCCAGGTCGTAGAACATGCCGCAGGCCGTGATCACCTTGGCTTTCTTGGGGCCGCCCCAACTAACCGTCTGCGACGTCTGGTAGTTCTCATAAGACCAAAATTCAGGGATATGAACTAGCCCCTCGTAACAATCCCGGAAGTTGTTGGCCGGTTCGACCCCGACCCTGACCAGGCCGTCGCCCCAGAACCGCAGCAGCGTGCCGTCGTTGGAGCCGATGTCCAGCACGACATCGCCGGCGTACAGGTCTACGTGGTCCTCGGCCGAGCGGACCACGTTGGCCAGAGCCCGGCGCATAGTCTCCGTCACGCCGCTGCGGTACCAATAGTGCCGCGAGTAGAGCAACTCCTGCGGGGCCGTATGCTTGGCCTGGACCAGCGTGCAGGACCGGCACAGCTCGATGTCGATGGGGCACCGGTGCAGGTTGGTGGCATCCGCCCGGCTGACGAAGTCCGATACGTACTGCTCCCCCAGCGAGAACAGCGGGGCCAAGTCGCCCGACCCGCACACCCGGCAGGTCGTCCTGGTCGTATAAGGCTTGCTCATTGTTTGCTCCCTCGGTCTATCATATTTCGTTCTTGCGCTGCGAAGGCCATGGTAGCCTTGCACCCCGCGTCTTGCAGGCAGTTGATCCACTGGGCCAGGTCCTTGGGGAGGCAGGCCCCGCCGAACCCCCGCAGGCCGTCCGGCCCCGGCACCTTGGTGTGTGCGTGGGCGATCCGGCCGTCGGCCAGCACCGCCTCCAGCACCCGGTCCCAGTATAACCCCACGCGGTCGCAGAACGCCCTAGCCTCGTTGAAGAACGCGACCTTGACGGCGAAGAACGAATTCTGGATCAGCTTGACGGCCTCGCTCTCGTCGCTAGACAACTCGTGGATCGGCACTCCGGGGAATCGCTTCCTGTACAAGTCCCGCAGCAGCATGAAACAGCGGTATTCCCCGTGGGGGCACAATTCACCGTCCGTCGGCCTGTGGGTAGCCAACGGTAGGCCGATGATGTTACGGGCCGGCAGGTGGGCGTCGGTTATCGAGCACCGGGCCGTCAGGAACTCCGGCGAATGGACGAGGTTGGCCAAGCCATAATTCTCGCGGAGCCCCCGCGTGGTACCGACCGGGACCGTGGAGCGGAGGACGTAGTTAGCCTTAGGGTTGCCGGTCCCTATCTCCGCGAACCACCCCTCGACCTTCTGCTCCGGCAGGCAGATGAAAACCAGATCGCAGGCCAATACTGGACCTAGCCACTGGCTAGTCCTCCGCTCAACTAGGCTATCCCACACGCGGACCTCGTCCACGTGCTCGATGAACGCCCGAGCCGTCGCCCACCCCACCGTGCCACCGCCGATGACGCCGATTCTCATGTCTCGCTCCTTACTTCCTTCGCCGTATTCCTGCAAGCCTCTACCAATGGATCTACCCTGGAGTACAGGATATCAAAGCTGAGGACTATTTTTTCGGAGTCTAGTTCTGACCCGGCCAGGACCTTAGTCCTGCTAACCCGGATGTTCTTCCCGTCCTCGGTCCACCCGAAGACTAGTATTTCGTCCTTGGCCAGGTCCAAGTCGTTTATCAGCATGTCTCGCTCCTAGAGGGGGTACACGTACACGTGCAGGTCGCCGGTCCACGAGCTGAACACCACGACGTTCCAGATCGCGCCGCCGACCAGGACCAGCTTGAGGTCCATGTCCGCGTCAGCGTCTAGCAACGCCTGCATCTCCGCGCGGATCTGCTGTAGGGCGGTCATCCGTAGTGCCTCGCCATGAACTTGCGGAAGGAGTCGCCGTCGCGGTCCTCCCGCCACATCAGCTCGTTTAACCGCCGCCTGCCGGCTTCCCCGATGCGCCGGTTCTCCGCCGGGTCGCACAGCCGCTCCAGGGCCGCCCGGATGTCCTCCAGGCACTTGTCGAACGCCATGTCGCCCCGGCCGTACTCCTGCGAGGCGGGCACGCCGAACTCCAGGCAGGTCTCGCCGTGCTCCAGCAGGCCGTAGGCCAGCATACGGGAGTTGAGCAGCCGGCCGGTGACCACCGGGCAGCCCGCGAGCATTGCCTCGTACAGAGCCCATCCGGGGCAGTCCACGCTCTTGAGGTGGACCAGGCACAGGGCGTTGGCGGCTATCCCCGGCACCTGGGCGTGGCTGACCTGCCCGGCCGGAGAGTTGTTGCCGTACATCGCCACGCCCAGGGCCTTGCACTCGTCGATGATCTGCCGGTAGCCCCAGGCCCTCACCGAGTGGCACATGCAGTAGGGCTCGCGGTAGCGGTCCTTGGTGGAGATCCGCCGATCCACGCCGTCGTAGTCCTTGGAGCGGGGGTAGGGCGGCCAGAAGACGTAGCTGTTGGACTCGGTGTCGCACAACCGGACCGAGGCCGCCAGCCCACGGTGCCACGCCTCCGGGTCGGGCAGTTCGCGGGGCCGCTCCTGGTCGCCCATCTCCTGCTTGGGGCAGTCGGCGTGGTGGGCCTGGTCGTCACATGCGACCCCTTGGGCGGCCGATCCCCAGCGGTAGCGCTCGGTGCCGTACCAGAGGCACGCTGTGACTATCGGGCACGGCAGGTTGACCTCGTCGCCCCCTCGGGGGCATATCTCCGGCTGGGCACCGTTGACCCGCCAATAGAGCACCTTGCCGGCCAGCCGGGGGAACCGCTCGACGATGCGGGGGACGTTCCGCACCTTGATCTCCACGAACAGGGAGCAGTGCTCTACGTCCTCCACCCTGGCCTCGCCGAAGTCGGGGTGGAGGCGGTCGTAGCCCAGGGCGATCATCGAGGACACCGGCAGGACGGTGTCGCACCCCGCCCGCACCAGGGCGTCACGGAGGGCGGGGCCACACACCTTGATCTCGTCGTAGCCCGCCGCCCGTAACATTACGGCGGTGCTCTCGATCTGGGGGGTGTCGGCCATCTGGAGGATAGCTAGGGTCACGGTGCACTCCTTAGTCGCTCATGGCCAGCATGGCGCGGGCCAGGGCTAGGTTCACTCGCCTGGAACCGGGGAACAGGATTGAAGCCAGGAGGAGCGCCGAGGCCCAATAGCCCCAAGCGAAGACGCGGTTGACCACGGCGTTGCTCCTTAGGCTTTGTTTCCTAAACGCCGACCCTATTATAACCTACTTGGTACGTGCCGTAAAACGCGGCAAAAAGAAAAGTCCGGACCACCCCCCTCCCAACCCTTTAGGGTTGGGGTAAGAGGCCAGTGAGGAGCCTTGTTTTCACTACGCCTTCAAACCCACTACTGTTAATTCGCAGTCGGGTGTAGCTACTACGTCAAGGCTTTTAGGAGGTTCGAGCGATCCACGCTCTGGACCAGGACGCGGGGGTGGTGCCGACACAAACCATCCATGTCCACTAGTCGGTCGATTGCCTGGAGAACCCCAAAGGTCTCTACCGCTGATTTAAATTACGCCCCTATTATACCCCTACCGGCGCGGGCGCGGTGAGCAGCTTAAGGGCGTCGTATTCCTCGCCGGGGAAGGTCGTCATGTCGTAGACGTCGGCCCAGCGGAAGCCCCCCTCCCCCGCGTCCACGGCCCCCGGCCGCTTGTCGAAGGTGCTCACCTTGCCCGTGTGCCGGACGAGCGAGGGGGAATGGACGTACTCCTTCCAGCCCTCCTTACGGAAACTGTCGATTATGCCGCCGTCTACTATCCTCCAGCCCCGCTGGGCGTCGCACGGCCGGGCCGCCATGTGGGGGGAGCTGAGCAGGGTGATGACCGCTTGTCGGGAGAACACCAGGGCCAGGGCACCCTTGCCGTTCTGGGAGGACAGGTGGAAGCCGTCCTTGCGCCCCGGCACCTGCTGGCTGGGCGAGGCGTACAGGTTCCAGTAGCCGGGGTCGCAGTCCTTGTTGACCGGCCCGTCGGGGTACTCGGTCCGCTCCAGGTAGCCGCGCAGGTTACGGACGCAGACTATGTCGTCCTGGAAAATAGCGTACCGCTCAGCCTTGGGGTCCCGCAGGTACAGCTCGTACAGGGACAGCACCCAGTTGCCGTGGACTAGCACCCTCGGGTACCGGGCCGTGACCTCCAGGTTGAACTTGTCCTCCCACCACCCGGCCTCGGCGTTCTTGGCCCCGTCCACGAACAGCCTGGGCTTGGCGAACCCGGCCTCCTTCAAGCTCGCCAGAGTCTTCGGCAGGAGGTCGTCCTTGCGGCTGGGGACCGTCGTCACGCCGTAGGCCCACCGGAGGCAGGGCACGCCCGCCATAGCCTTCTCCCTTCAGCCCTTGCCCCTGGCTATGTCGCCAATGGACATGCGGGGCTTGGCCCCCACTTCCCCGCGCAGGGGGAACCGGCGGGCGTAGTGGTGGCAGCGCCAGCACTGGCGGCACTGGCCATCTTGGAACCGCTCCGAGAAGTTGCCGCAGGGTGTGCCCCCTGGCCCGTTGGTGCACCTGTTGGGTCGGTCCGTCATGCTTCGATGTCCCCGCAGCCGGTGTACGTGGAGAAGAAAGGAGGCCCGCAGTCGAATATGTCTATCTCGGTCTGCGGGCAGGGGCTCCAGCTGGCCCCGGTGTCGCATGAGTAGGCGAGCGTGCCGCCTATCTCGTTGCAGCTGAACCGTACCAGCACAGGGTCGTCGCCCCCGAAGCAGGCCGTCTGGTTGGCCTGGGGCACGCTGCCCTCCCAGAACTCGGTGCCGTCGTAGGTCAGCGTGACGTTGCCGAGGCTGCCGCCGCTCAGGTATAGCACGGTCGCTATCGGCACGGCGCAGCAGTCCTTGAGCACGCTGCCCGTCGCCCCGGTGCCCGTCCCCGTGCCGGTCCCGGTCAGGTAACTGCCGGTGTTGACGCTGTCCGCACACGAGTCGTCGCAGCAGGCCAGCGTCCGCACGAACACTTCGGCGCTGGTGGTCTTGGTCAGGCAGCCGTTGGCGTCGTGGGATATCGTCGTCGTGATGCGGTACTCGTTGAGCAGGCCCAGCTCGCAGCGATAGCGGTAGGTCACCACCGTCACCGTGCCGCAGGGCGGGGTGGTGTCCGGGTCGCCCAGGCCCGTGCCCGTGCCGGTCTCGTCCGCCGAGGGAGCGGGGAACGGCGTCCCCCCGAACCACTTGCCGTATTTGTCCCGGTGGATGAGAATCCAGCGGTTGCCGCCGATGGGGTCCTGGTTGATGTTGTAAACGGTCTTGGAGAACGCGGGGGTGCGGTTTATCACGCCGCCCACCACCCGGTAGATGTCGCAAACGGCTGAGCCTGGGGAGTCCGCTATGCCGGTCCCCGTTTCCTCCCTCAGGGCAAGGATGCCGCTGTTCGGGGTGCGGGCCACGTGTACGTCCGACGGAGTGTGGTACTCGTCCGGCCCGCCCTTGACGCCGCCCATGTCGGCCCGGCCCGCGACGTTGCCGAATTCCCCCTTGCTCTTGTCCAGGACGCGCTGGAGCAGGGCAATGTCTTCGTCGGAGAGGAACCTCCAGGCCATCCTACAACTCCAGGTCCGTGGGGATGCCGAGCGTGAAGAAGTTGGATTCTTCGTACTTTTGGATGACGATGACCCCAGCGTCGCCGCCCAGATGCGTGCCGGTGATCACTGCGGCCCCTGCGGGCACGCCCCGATTGAGCAGGGTGCGGATGTAGTTGCCGTCGGCGTCTACGGCCCGCTGAAAGTGCGCCGGGTTGGTCGGGTCCGGCGAGGGCACGGCCGGGGAACCTGGGATAAACGCCCCCGACGTGTTCCAGCTGCCAATCAAGGTCTTGGTGCCCTCGTCCCGCAGGTAGCGGTCGAAGCCAGACACCTCCCCACCGCTCTGTGGGTCAATCCGCGCGTAAGTGTCGAACGTGAAGGTTCGCGTCCAGTAGACCCGGCAGCCCCCGGTCCCCGTACCCGTCTCGAACGAGACCCCGCCCTTGTACTTCTTCTCGGCCTGGAAGTCGGACAGCTTGATCATGCGGGCGCTCAGGCCCCACATAGGCAGCTGGTTGACCGTGTTCATCATCGTCTTGACCAGCGACAAGCCGAGGCTAGCCACGTTCTGCTCGATGCGGATGGATATGCGGCTGGCCTCGAACTCCGCCTGAGGCCCCCTGACCATCTCATGCGAACTATTGACAATAGGAAGGCCGAACATGTCATAGGTCGCCTCCTCGTTGTACTTGATAGTGCTGATCGACACCTTCTGCGGGGCCAGCAGGGGGTCGCCCAGCTCCTCGTCGAAGCATACATCCGGCGGGATGGTGGAGAACTCCTGGTCCACCGTCCAGACCTTGCTGTTCTCCCCCTCCTTCTCCTCGTGCAGGTTGACGTCCGCGACGTTGGTGCACCAGGCGGTGGTGTCCACATCGTCCATGAAGTTCCAGGTGGAGCCTGGACGGGGCAGGCCGGAGCAGGCGAGGACGTTGCGCGGGCCGTCGCGAACCCCCGCGAGGACTAGGTGTCGGACGGTGTAGACGCGGTTGCCCTTCTTGTCCCGCTTGACCCTGAACGTGCGCGGGTAGCCATCCCTAGCCAGTATGGAGGTGGAAGCGGAGACCAGAATTCCCTGGATATAGCTAGGCATGTTACCTCAACGCGGGACCGCCCCCGCCGAACACCGAAGCGATGTTGGTCAGCTGGCGGAGCATGGCTTCGAGCACGGTCCGCGTGGCGGCACCCTCGGAAGCGATGGCCGGGGCTATCGCCCCCGCTCCCCCAGCCGGGCCAGCCCCAGGCCCCTCGTTCTCGCGCTCGCGGCGGGCTATCCTGGCCCTAACGTCTTCCGGCAGCCGCTGCTGGGCCAGCATCTCCTGCTGGGCCTGCATCCGGGCGGCGTCTTCTCCGGAGCCAACGGCCGCCAGCTGAAACGACGCGGCCAGCTGGCGGGACCGCTCCAGCTCGTTGCCCGCCCTGCGCACCGCCCGCCCATAGGTCTCGACGTCGAGGTTGCCCTCGTTGAACAGGTGGTTCAGCCGCTGCATCTGGTCTTCGTACAGCTCGGCCGGGCGGCGCGTGGACTCGAAGACCTGCTGGGCCGCCTGCCACGCCTGATTGTTGCGCTCCGTCGCCTGCTGGAGGGCTTCAAGGGTCCGCTCCAGACCGCGCAGCTTGTCGGCCTCCTCGAAGGCCCCCATCAGCTCCAGCTGCCTGGCCCTAGCCTCGGTGGTGGTGATGCCATAGTCCCGCAGCTGGGCGCTCAGCTCCGCCAGGGCTTCGGCCCCCTCGGTTATGGCTATCTCGTACCTAGCCGCTGCTTCGACCTGCTCGCGGAACCACACCGGCCCTAAGTCCCGCATGGCGCGGGCGAGCTGGGCCTGGCGCTCGGTCATGCCCACCGTCTCCCGCCGCAGCCGCAGCTCCTCCTGCATGTTCAGCAGGTCGCGCTGGGCTCGGGCGCTGGCGGCCTCCCGGAGCACCTGCTGGTATCGGACGTTGTTGTTCATCTCGCGGAGGAGCCTCTGGGCTTCCTCGGCCCGCTGCACCACGTCGTCGATCCCGGCGGCGAACCCTGCGGCCACGCCTTCGCGCATGAATTCCAGCCTAGCGAACGGGGCCGCCAGTCCGTCGGCCGTGACCTGGATGCGCCTCATCTCCGCCGTCAGCTCCTTCAAGCCGTCCGCCAGGGTGTCCACGCGGATGCTCGCCAGGGCTTGACCAGCCGTCTTGCTGCCGTCGATCATCGCGTCGAAGGCTTTGCCGGCGGCGGACAGCAGCTTGTCCTCCCACACCTTGGAGAGCATGGTGGAGAGGCCGATGATGCCCGCGATGGCTCCGCCCGCTGCCGCCCCGATCACGCCCAGCGAGCCCGGTATGGTGCCCGCTATCCCGGCCATGCCAGCAAGGGCGTTCTTGGGGGAGGTGAAATCGAGGTTGCCCGCCATGGCCACGGCCCCGGACAGGCTGCGCGTCAGGCCGCCGGCGTTGACCTTCATGTCGGTCATGGCCTTGGCGTACTGCTGCTGCGTGATCAGGCCCTTATCGAGGGCGGCCTTGAGGTCCTTGGACTGCCGCTCCATCCGCTCGATGGGCTCCTGGAAGGAGCGGGCCAGGGCAGCGCCACGGCGGGCGGCACCCTGCTCCAGGTTGGTAGCGGTCTGCGCGATCTTGCCGTGAGCCGCGTCCGTCGAGGCGACGGCCCCGGCCAGGGCCTGGTCGTACTGGGCCTTGTCCCCGACCAGGCGGACCACCATGCGCTCGATCTCGACTTCACTCGCCACTAGTTCTCTCCTTGGCCAGCCGCCGTCGCTCCGCCGCTGCCTCCGCCACGGGCAGCCCCTCCAGCCTAGCGGCCTCGGACCGGGTCAGCGTCAGGCGGGTCACGTCGCCCCGGACCCAATGGGCCTTGGCGTAGTCCGAGGCGGCCTTGGCGTCGGGCTCGCCCGATTGCCGCCGCGACTCCCCGGATACCCAGGCCGCAGCCGTCAGGAATTCGCGGTGGCTCCACCGCCTGCGGATGGCGAAAGGGTCCTGACCGAACTCGTGCGCTAGGCGGAGCCAATCGCCGTAGCGCTTCGCCCGTTTTTTGCCGCCACCTCGCGGGCGCGGATGGCGTCCAGCCTCGCCTGCATGCTGGCGATCTGCCGCTCCAGCCACGCGGGGTTGGTCTCGTCCTTTTCGGAGATGGTCATGGCCTTGTCGAACAGGCGGGAGACCACGCGGCCGGGCCATGACCGCACCACCTCCTCGGGCACGCGCTGCCCCGGCTTGCCGTCGCCGTCCACTTCGTATAGGCACAGCGACACCATCAGCGGCTCCAGGTGAGCCGTCAGCGGCACGCCGAGGAGCCTCCCGGTGTCGTGGTCGTACTTGTGGCAAGCTATCTTGGCGTCGTCGTAGTGGGCGGAGGCTTCCCCGTCCGCCTCACAGAGCAGGTAGTCCTTGCCCCCATACTTAACCGGAACCCGGATGGGCTCCAGGCTGTTGAAATCCAGATCCATGCTGCTCCCTCCCCTCGGGTTGGTTAGGTGCCCGACACGTCGGTGTAGACCGGGCCGACCTCGATGTTGTTGGTGGAATCCCAGTTGGTCACGACGATGCTGATCGTGGCCTCCGGCTGCTGGCCCTCGACCTGGTCCTGTGGGTCGAACATCTGGAGGTAGCCGTAAAAGTCCAGCGTGCTACCCTCGGGGAACCGGACCGTGATGCTGCCGTTCTGGTTGATTAGGTTGGACCGGATCTTGGAGTAGACCAGCGGGTCGTAGGCCACGCGGCCCGTGATCGGCCCGATGGTGTGCAGCGTGCGCGGGTAGCTGGTCCGCACCAGCGTGTTGAACATCGTCGTGATGTCGATGGTCTCGCCGCCGTCGATGGCCGGGGGCTTGACGGCCTTCTCCGCGAACTCGATGTCCGGGTCGCGGGCGAAGGCCACCTTGATCGGGAAGCCCTCCTTGAGCAGACGCCCGGCGGGGGTCTGCCTAACAGTGGTCGCTGGTGCCGCCATGTCGTATCTCCTAGGTTAGTATTTCCATGACAACCATAGCGTTGATCGTGAACAGCTTGCGCTTGCTGGTCGGGCTCTCGTTGCCCAGGCGGAGGACGCCGCCGACGTTGGAAAAGTTGCGCACCAGGTAGGGAACGCCGCCCAGCGTTACCAACTTGTCAAAGGCGTCCTCGTCCATGGCCTCGCGTATAGCGCACGCCTTGTCCCACCCCATCGCGTGGACCCGGCTGCGGACCCGCACCTGTATTCCGTAGTGAAAGAACCTCTCCCCGGTCACCTGGCTGCGGCCGTCGTCCCTGGCGGTCGTGTCGTATACCGTGATGACCTCGTCCGGCAGGTTGGGCTCCCCCTCGCAGTAGATCGGCCAGGGCGTGCTCGGCGGGTCCAAGCCGTGCCCCATGGCGATCAGCACGCGGCGGGACACGTCAGCCGGGCTGTAGCACTCGTAAGTCTCCGAGGGCTCGCCGCTGGAGGGCAGGGTCAGCGTGCCGACGAACTCCCCCGCGTGGCCGTAGAGGATGCCGCTGCGGACGTCGGCCTCGGCCGGGCGAGCGAACGTGCCGACCTGCCCGCCGCTGTCGTAGCTAACGCCCTCCTGGACGTCGCTCGCGGCGGGGTAGTCGCACGTCCCGGAGCTGCTCACCACCGGGAAGGCGAAGTCCTGCACCCCGAAATTGTTGGCTGTGACGGGCATCAAGCCCCCTGCGTGATCGTGTCCACCGTGCCGCTGGTGCTCTGCGTCTGGGTCTCTAGCGTCGCCGAGTCCGCCGCATTGCGTAGCAGGACCGTGCCCGTGCTACGGTCCCGCGTCCTCTTGTTGTGGTCCTGCTCGAAGATGCGGCGAATCATGCCCGCCAAGTCCGTCGGCCTGCCCGCAGTCTCGGCGGGAGTCGCCAGGGCGTATCCAGTCTTGTCGCTCACCGTACCCGCTGTGACTGCTCCCCCGGCGGTGATGGCCAGGGCCGAGAAGTTGGTCGGGAACGCCTGCATAAGGCTGTACCCAGTCTTGTCATTGTTGGTCCCGACCGTCACCGCGCCAGAGGCCGTGTCCAACTCACCAGCGGCGGTACCGTCCACGATCCTCACCC